TTTCGATTTCCAAATTTCGCTTTTGTTCGTATGTCATTTTGGTTAGTCCTTTTGTTTGTTATCAGTTGCCTTATTGCCCCCGATTGATTGAATCGTAATACGAATCAATCAAAATGTCAAGTAGGCAAATTAAATTTGATATAATTGCACTTAAAGACATCGCTATACGCATAGCGTCAAGCAACGAGGCGACACATGAGAGCAATCGACGTAAGCAAATATCAAGGCGTCATCAATTGGGACGCGGTAAGGGCTGGGCTTGCTGACGGATTGCCAGTCCAAGCAGCGTTCATCAAATGCGGCCAACTCGACTATCTCGATCCGGCGTTTAGGCGCAACTGGTCGGAGGCCAAGCGCGTGGGCGTTAAGCGTGGCGCTTATTGGTTTAGCGACCACAACGGCAAAGACCCTGCAACGCAGGCTCGGCTATTTTGGAACAGCATAAAAAATGACATTGGCGAGTATCGGCCAGTTATTGACGTTGAATATCCGATGAAAGGACAGACACGAGCGCATTTTAATTTTCACATGCGTCTTGTGCGCGAGTTTGAGTCAATTAGCGGCATTGTCCCAATCATTTACACCGCGTCTTGGTGGTGGAATGCGGTGACTGATGGCGGCGATTATTCACGCTATCCGCTGTGGGTGGCGCAGTATGCACAGCAGTTGGGCGCGTTGCCGATTGGGTGGAAAGCGGCAGCCATGTGGCAATATACTGATGGCGGAACGGTGAATGGCATTATTGGCGGGGTTGATTGCAACAAAATTTTGAACAATGATGCAATTCTGCTAAATGCGCCAATCGTTAACTTACCTACTGTGTTCCCGACCAGCGCCAAAACAATCGCGCCGGCAAGCGGATATCGCCGGCCCTCTGAATCTGCCGACACGCTCTATAGCGCCGATATCGAAAACGTTGATGTTACTATCCATGACATTGACGATACCAAGCAATTTGCACTGACGAGCATGACCTCGTTAAGAGCTTGGATGCCAATACGTCAACTAAAATTTAGCGTAGACCCAAAGCCTGAGCCGCCGGTGACACCTCAGCCGCCGGTGACGCCTCAACCCCCAATGCAACAGCCGATTAAGCTGGGCTACAACGTGCTTAACGCAGGGCTAGCCATGAGCAAAGCGGACGCGGGTTGTCGGTTTTTCATGCTGCAAGATATTGGCGTGGCGCGGCAGATCAAACGCAAATACCCAGACGCGGTGGTGATGGTGCGCTGGTATCACTCGCAGCGGGTGACAGCTGACGATATCGTGAGGGCGCTATCTCCATCATTGGATGATGAGCTTGTATTTACTGGCCTCAATGAGTGCGATTGGCTATGCTATGGCACAGTTGAACAATTGCGGGAACGCGCAGCGCTTGATGTGGCAGTGGCCCAACGTATTAGAGAACGTTCACCGCGATCAGTTTACGCGGCTGGAACATTTAGTGTAGGCACTCCCAACTATATCGATTCTGGAATTTGTGAAGCGGTGCGCCAATTTTATGCACCACACTACAACATTGGCTTGCTCAGTATCGACTATCACAGCTACACCCCAAGCCTGACAAGCGGATTTGACGCGTGGTATGCGCGGCGTTGGCAATGGCTATTTGACAAATGCGGGTTTGATGTCGGCTCAACATCGCGTATCTATAGTGGTGAGACGGGTGTAGATGATGGGCAGGGGCGCGGGTTTGTCGGTGTTGGTGCAACGCAAGCGCAAATAAACGATTGGATAATTAGATACAAGGCGCTACAATCTCAACCAATAAACGGACAGCCCAGCCCGTTTGTCGGGGGCGCAGTGTTTTGTTTGGGTGAGAACGGTGATAAACGGTGGCTGCCGTTTAAAACAGATGAATATGAGGTGTTTAGATGACAAGTGAGACTTTATCGACTACTGCTGGAATGATTTTATCGTTGGTTTTTTCGTACGCGCCGGTGGTGCGTGACAAATTTGAAACGTTGAACCCCAACCAAAAAAGGGCCGTGATGGGCATCTGTATTATTGGCGTTGGCCTTGCGTCATTTGCGCTTGGATGCGCGGGTTTAACAAATTATGTAACGTGCGATCAGCCGGGCATGGTTGGCGTTATTCGCTCGGTCATAGATGCACTCGTGGCTAATCAGGCCATGTTTTTGCTTACCCCAAAGAAAAATGACTGATACACAAGCGCTTCTTGCGATTGTTAGCACCGTAATCAGCGGCATTTTGGGCATGATTGCTTTTTGGATGCGCGAAGCAATCGCGCACCAAAAGGCATATATCACGCAATTAAACTCGCGTGTGGCAACGCTTGAGCGTCGGGAACAAGAACGCGAAAGGAGGATCGAGCATCTAGAATCCGAAAATAAACTGTTAACTTTTCGGCTTAGAAAGGCAATCAACGAATTAGCAAAACTAAACCCAGACGTTGCAAAAGTTTTAGGCGAAACGGAGGGTATAAGTTTTGTTTGATTTATTGATGTTAGCTCAGTTTGTCGTGATTATGGTCACAATCATAGTGATGGTGGCGGCTTGCGTCGATTTGGTGGAAAACAAAAATGAGGATTGAAGCCGCGCTGGTGTTGGCAGTTGCAATATCATTATTTGTGGTCGTGCCAGAAAACGAGGTGTATAACTCGTATTTGCCGTTTGTCAAAATTGACCCAACGCGAACGCCAACGCCTAAGCCATTGCCGACTGCAACGCGAACAGCAACGCCTGCAATACTACCAACGGTGCAACCTCAGCCAATGCCTACAGCAATAGCAACGAAAGAATTAGGGCGGCGATGTAATAGCAGTAGCGCGGACTGGCGCGGCAGTGGTGGGTATCCGTTCTGTGTAGCGCGTGACATGGGCTGGGCTGGACAAGGCGCAAGCGTTCAATATCGTTATGCGGGTTCGGGTGAATGGCTTACTGTTGCGTGGGATTTTTACGGCGCTGAGTGGTATGAGTTGCGGCTTGAGAACAACAACGGTATAGCGAGTTGCGGAACGCGCAATATTGGCACTGGCCAGGGCGGCTTTCGGCTGAGGGTTGGCGAGAGTGGCAGCTATTCGTTTAATGCGAACAGGCTAGCGCGTGGGCTATACAAGCTCGAGATGTATGTCTGGGCGGCTGGGCGCGAGTGGGGTCACAATGAAGTATTTATTTGTATTGTTTAAAAATCATGTTACACGATATTGGAATCAAACCTTTAATAATCAGTTCGACTAACTATTGCGAAGCGTCAGTGTCATGGGAATTAGCGCTAAAGGCGCAAATGTCAGAATTTGGCCTAAATGTTGAGACCGTAGCAGAAGGCGTGTTGATTTTGATCAACACGCTCAAAAATCACGGTATCAAAATAAAATTAAGCGATGATCACCACAATAGCGGGGTTTTGGGCGCATGAGTTAGGCAGTTGGTAGGATTTACGATAGAAAATTAAGAATGAGTGCGGATGATGCGGCAAAGAAAAAACGACTAACAAACAGAGAACGTCTGTTTGTCGAGCATTACCTCATTCATTGGAACGCGGCAAAAGCAGCACGGCTAGCAGGGTATAGCGCTAAAAGCGCACGAGAAAGCGGTTGCGAGAATCTAACAAAACCTCACATCGCCGAGGCGATACAAGCAAAAATCTCCCAAATCGCGATGAGCGCCGACGAGGTTTTGTTGAGACTAGCCGAACATGCGCGGGGTGATTTTGGCGATTTTTTAACCATTGGCGAAAGTGGCGATTTTAAAATAGATTTAGATAAAGCCAAGAAAAAAGGCAAATTGCGATTGATCAGCAAGGCAAAAACTATTACGCGGTTAGTTGGCGAAGAAAAAACGCCTGAAACCACAATAGAGATTGATTTATACGATGCTCAATCGGCATTATCGCTATTGGGCAAGCATCATAAGCTATTCACCGAAAAAATAGAGAATGCAAAACAATATGAACCAAATAGCGCACGGAGCGAGGTATCACGTAAGTTGGCTGAGTTCGCAGCCAGAACACAAGCGTGATTTATTTCTTGCTACGTTGACCGATGACGAGCTTCAACATCTGCAATATGATTGGATGTTCTGGGCACGTCAAAACCAATTACCGCCAAGCGGTGATTGGTTTGTGTGGTTTGTATTGGCTGGTCGCGGGTTTGGTAAAACGCGAACGGGCGCGGAGTGGGTGCGCATGAGAGTGCACCAGGGCTTTAGGCGCATCGCGTTAATTGGCAAAACGGCGGCAGATGTGCGCGATGTAATGGTAAAAGGTGAAAGCGGTTTATTGGCGGTTCATCATCCTAGCGAAATGCCAAAATATGTGCCATCTCAGCGCGAAATTGTTTGGCCTAATGGCGCTATTGCAAAATGTTATAGCGGTGATACGCCTGATCAATTGCGCGGCCCACAACATGACAGTGTATGGTGTGACGAGCCGCAAAAATGGCGCTATCCGGCGGAGTGTTTCAGCAATATGACGCTAGGATTACGGCTTGGCAATATGCCGCAATGTGTTGCTACTGGCACGCCATTGCCGACAAAATTTGTAAAGGAATTGGTTGCCGATTCAACAACAACAGTAACACGCGGCAACACCTACGAGAATGCAGCTAATTTGGCTTCGCGATTTATTGAGCAAGTGCAAAGAAAATACGAAGGCACTCGATTAGGTCGGCAAGAGTTAAACGGCGAAATATTGGGCGATAACCCGGGCGCTTTGTGGACGCGAAAGGTTATTGATGATGGGCGCGTTAACAGAACGCCAAATCTGGTGCGCATTGTGGTTGGCGTTGACCCTGCGGTAACAAGCGGCGAAGATAGCGCGGATACTGGTATCGTTACGGTTGGTATTGATGCGGACGGCCATTTTTACGTATTGGGCGACAACTCATTAAAAGCTTCGCCGATGACGTGGGCAGATCAGGTTGTAACTGCATACTATCAATTTAAAGCTGATCGTGTAATCGGCGAAATTAATAACGGCGGCGATTTGGTCGAAACAATTATCCGGCAAGCTGGTAAAAACGTATCGTATTTAAGTGTTCGAGCAAGTCGCGGCAAAATGACACGAGCCGAACCGGTAGCGGCGCTTTATGAGCGCGGTTTAGTTCATCATGTCGGCATGTTCGCAGAACTTGAAGATCAAATGTGCGAATACGTGCCAGCAACTAACAGCGATTCGCCCGATCGAATGGATGCGCTAGTTTGGGCAGTTACCGAATTAATGGGCGATGATGAGAACGCGGTAGAGCGCGGCAATAGTCCGCTTACGGGCTACAGAGGCTAAAATGGGAGTATTTGATAAATTTATGAATGGTGTTAAGGCGTTTCGTGAAGCTTGGGTAAACAGTGGCGGCGATGCAACTGGCATTAATTCGTTTGGCAGCGTTGAGGCTCGACAATTGCGGTATGCAATGAATTGGAGTTATTACGAAAATAATGCTTATCGTGATATACACAATTGGGCCGTCAAAATGAAATCTGATTACGGGCTGTATCGTTACACTCGTAATATCTACAATCCAACATATCGAATTGTGTCATTTTATCGCGCACACATTTGGGGCGGTGCGCTGGATTACGCAGCGGGTGATGGCCGAATCGCACCAAATGCAATACCAATTGTTACTGACAACGACAATATCAGGCTTGCCATTGGCGCGTTGTGGCGCAGTAGCAATTGGGCAAGCGAAAAGGGCATCGTAGCGCAGGATGGCGCAATCTATGGCGATGTTGCAATTCGGATTATCGACGATCCATCACGCGGCAAAGTGTTCATGCAAGCGATCAAACCGTCAACAATTAAAAACGTGACGGTGGACAGTGCCAACAACGTCAAGGGCTATGAGATTGAATACAAACGCATTGACCCACGCAACCCAACAAGCACAATAATTTATAACGAAACCGCAACGCGAGACGGCGAGGACGTTGTATACACGACACGTTTAAACGGTGCGGTGTATGCCTATCCAGAAAATACGTTAAACGGTGCGCCAGTAGCAGAGTGGCGCGAGCCATACGGATTTATTCCATTAGTGATTGCCAAACATAACAATGTTGGTCTGGATTGGGGCTGGTCAGAAATTCATCCGGCTTTATCAAAAATTCGTGAGGTTGATGATGTCGCCAGCAAAGTCAGTGACCAAATACGCAAAATGGTAGACAGTGGATGGTTATTTAGTGGTGTCAAAAAGCCCGATAACGTTGCGACCATGATGGGGCGAAGCAGCACGGCGGATAGACCGGAGTCAGGGCGCGAGGAAACACCCGCCTTATATGCGACTGACCCACAAGCCAAAGCTATGCCGCTTGTGGCCCCGCTCGACATTGCAAGCGCATTGCAACACATTAATAATATTAATATTGAGCTTGAACGCGAATTTCCAGAGCTGCAAATGGACATTTGGAACAGCGGCGGCGACACAAGCGGTAGGGCGCTACGATTGGCACGGCAGCGAGTAACCCAAAAGGTGTTTGAGCGGCGGCCCTCATATGACGATGCGCTGACCCGCGCTATGCAAATGGCGATCAGCATCGGCGGTTATCGCGGGTATGAGGGCTATAAAGATTTTGGGCTCGACAGCTATAAGCGCGGCGATCTTGAATTTCACATTGGCAACAGGCCAGTATTTGAAGTCGACAGATTCGAAAAACTTGAGGAATCCAAACTTTTTTGGGAAACCGCAAACACGGCAATTAAGACCGGTGTGCCGTTAGTCGTTTACCTAAAACGTGAGGGTTGGAGCGACAAGGAAATTACAGAGATTACGCAGTCAGTTGAATACACATCGCGCTTAGCGTTGCTTGGTGATCTTGGAGGCAATCAGCCAAAATGAGCAAAGCGCACGAGCGGGCGATACAAAACGCGCTGGACACGGGCGACGATATCAACGCGCTATTTGATAAACTCGGTAGCGCTGATCATCCACGCGGCGTGATCATGGCGCTGTATCGCTCATTTTTGCGTGAAGTTGAGCCGCATTTGGACAACCCGCCCGTAGTGCGCGAAATGTTGCGCACGTTTAAAACACGGCTAACGGTTGCATTTACTCAAGTGTTCGAGCAGGCCGCAGTTGTTGGCGCAAACCGTGCAGAGCGTGACATTGCGCGAAATGATATTGTTGAAAATAGCGCGTTATTGCCTGACCCAATTTTGTCACAATTGACACAGCCGGCACGTGATGCAATCTCGGCGGCAATTGACGCGCAAATAAATGCGGTTTACGCGCAGTTGGCAATGGGACGCGACCCCGTTTCAATCATTGGCGATAGCGGGCGCGTTGGGTTGTTGTCGCCTTCATCGCTACTAAAAATCGGCAAACGAATTGTGGCGGAGATGGTGTCATCGGCACGTGACCAACGCTTAAAGGCGGCGTTTTCTGGCGGGTTTGGCGATATTGGCGGTTTAATTCTGCCAGACGCGAACATGGCAGCAAAAACCGAGGTGTATAAACGCCAAGCCATTGCCGCGATTGATGAACGCACAACTGATTGCTGTTTGCGCGTCAATGGTCAGGTGGTGGGCGTTGATGAATTGTTTCGTCTTACTGGCACGCCGCGCTATGCCGACAAAATGGCCGATCCGCCATTTCATGATTATTGTCGCACCTCGGTCGCTCTGGTGCATGAGGATGACATTGACGACAGAATGACAAGCGACATGAAAAAAGCGTCAATTGCTGAAATAAAAGCGCGTGAGGACGGCAGCCGCGCCACAATTAATCCGGCTGATTCGAAGTCGGGGCGATCATGATAGACAACAACGCAGAACGCGAGTTCATGATGGTCATTCGGCAAGCCGCGCTTATGGTGAATGCCCACATCGGGCGCAATCGGGCAGCGCTTGGTGATTTGGCAATAGCCATAGAAGCGGTGCTGGTTATTATTGTTCAGCATATTGAATGGAAATACGAAATCAAGCGGCCAAAGATAAACAGTAAAATAGATACTGATATAATCCACATCAGTAAGTAGCAGTCGTTAATAGCGCCCGCTTGACCGCCAGAAATGGCAGTTGAGCGGGCGTTTTTTTATTTCCCTGCGGATGCGGGGCAAGGTTTCGAGATGGAACAACAGCTAGAAAAGCCAGCGGTCGCGGATGCGCCAGCGGCAGAAGTCAAAAAAACACCGACAGTTGATGAATTGTTAGCCGAGCGTGAACGCATGGCGGCGGCCCTGAAAGAGGCAAATAGAGAGGCTGCTGATCGGCGCAAACGATTGGACGCGCTAGAAAGCGCAGAGAAAGCACGGGCCGAAGCCGCGATGAGCGAAACAGAAAAAGCGGCGGCAAAGGCGAAGGAATTGGAAGCGCAATTAAATGCAACAGTTGCTGAATTGGCAGAGACAAAAATCTTGACGGCGATTGAACGCGAAGCGGTGCGACTTGGATTCACTGATCCAAGCGATGCAGCGGTGATGATTGATCGCAAGGCAATCAGCATTGACGGCAAAAACGTAACGGGCGTAAAAGAGGCGCTCGAGGCATTGTCCAAGGCCAAGCCCTATTTGCTCAAACAGCAGACGGGCGGCAGCGTAGGCAGCCCAAGCAAACCGGCACAGCGCACAAGCGGCACGACAGTCACAACTCCGGTAACAGGTTACATAACAAGGATTTAAAAAATGGCAGATATTGCAGTAACAGCCGCGCAAGTAGCGGTTTTATTTCCTCACACTGCTGAAGTCTATTCGTTTATCGCCGCCGAAACTATCACGGCGGGGCAAGCGGTTTACTTCACATCAGCGGGAAAAGCGGGGGTTGCAGATGCTAATGCATCGGGTAAGCAACAGGTTCGTGGCATTGCGCTAAATGGCGCAGGCGCAGGGCAAGCAGTGGACGTGGTTAAACGCGGTCATGTGGCAGGGTTTACGCTTGGCACATACAACACGCTGGTTTATTTGAGCGACAACGCAGGGGCGTTAGCCGATGCAGCCGGCACGGTTTCGGCGGCAGTTGGTCGAATTGTGGCATTGTCAGATTCGGCATTGAGCAAAGCGCTTTATGTCGATCTTTCGTGGACATCGGTCTTTGCATAGGAGTAAATAAAAATGAGTGGAATTTATGGAGCTTTAGGCGTAAACGATACCGATAGAGTATTCATTAATACTCTTGGGCAAAGGGTTGTTTACGATGCAATCTCGCAACTCGTTGCCCGTTATAACGCAGACGTTGCCGCGCAAATGCGCGTTTTTGTTGAAGGTGCGCCAACTGAAAACTTTAAGGAGCGTTACAAATTACCCGGTGGTGGGCGCTTGCAGCGCCTAGGAACGCAATCCCAACCCGGTGCAATTAAAGCAACTGGCCAATGGGACGTGGCGTATCCGCTCGAGAGTTTCTCGGGCGCAATTGCCGCTGGGCGCATTGATTATGCGTATATGACTGTGGCAGATCTTGATCGCCACATACAAACAGTGACAATTCAAGACACCAACACGCGGCGTTATGAGATGTTAAAGGCATTGCTGAATAACACGGCGCGAACGTTTAGCGATCCCCATAACGGCTCATTGTCGGTTCAGCCACTGGCAAACGGCGATAGTGTCCTATATCCGCCCGCGCTTGGGACTGAATCAGAAGCCACGGACGATCATTATTTGGTGAGCGGTTACGCTGCGGCATCAATTAGCGACACCAACAACCCGCTCAAAACAATCCGCGATGAGCTCGAAGAGCATTTCGGAGCGCCAACGGGCGGCAGCAATTTGGCGGTATTGATTTCATCGGCTCAGACATCCAAGATTACCGACTTGACCGAATTTAACCGCGTGACTGATCGTATGATTATTCCCGGTGCTAATACCGATCAGGTGACCGGAATGCCACAATTGCCGGGGCGAATTTTGGGACGCACTGATAGCGGCGTGACTGTTAGCGAATGGCGCTGGTTGCCATCCGACTACATGATCGGCATTGTGCTAGACGCGCCCCCGCCGCTAAAAATGCGGGTTGACCCAGCAAGCACCAATTTGCCACGCGGGTTAACGCTTGTCGTTGAAGATGAAGAACATCCGTTCAAAACAAGTTTTTGGGAAAATCGTTTTGGCTTTGGTGTAGGCAATCGTTTAAATGGTGTTGTGATGCAACTAAAAAACAGCGGCAGCTATGACATTCCATCTGGCTACTAATAAAAAAGGCGCGGGGCAACTCGCGCCAAAATTTCATGGATTTAGAACGAACCGTAATTCGCATTGACCGTAAGTTGGAACAATTGCTTGAGACTCTTGCAACGTTACAACCTCAGCCTGTTGGCGTTGATGTTAGCGCACAAGTTGCCGCCATCATTCAAAAATTGGCAGCAATTGAAGATGAACTAAAAGCCAAAAAGAAATGACACGAACTCAAGCCGAAACCGTATTAATCGCTCGTTGCGGCAAACTGTTAACTGTGTGTGGCATTGATGGCGCAACCGTTAACGGTACAAACGCGAGTTTGACCGATCCGCTAGCGTGGGCCATGCGTCAATCTGGGTATTCACCGGCGGCGTTTGGGTCGGTGACAGATACGGATTTGGCGGGGGTTGCAGTCGATGACACTGATAAATTGCTTGATTTGGCCGAATTTAAAGCGCTTGAAAATGGCCTTGGCAATTTCGATGCAACTGATATCTCAGTGGGGCCACGATCCGAAAGCTACGATCAAATTCGCGCAGGGCTTGAGAAGATTTTGAACCGCAAACATGCAAACATTATGCGGCTTTATGGCTTTGGGCTTGGCACGTTGGAAGCTGGTGTAATTGCATACGATTTTATGGCAAAAGCCACTGACACATTGACATGAGTTCATTCGCCCGACTGTTGACTGTGACCGCATCTACCAAACGCCCGCCCGCCGTGTCAAACGGCAAACGCGGCGAGTTGGCAGCGTATTTATCAACGCTCAAATGTTCAGCGCTTGACCCCGTCAGCGCTGAGATATCACAACGCGTGGCGCTTAACACGCCCCACGAGGTATTGCAGGCATTTGTTGGAGCCGACGATGTGCAAGAGGGTGACGTGTTAACTGTGGGCGGCAAGGATTATCCAATTCGGGCAGTCGAAGATTGGGCGAATTTTCGCGGCGTGACGTTTCGCGTGATGGTGCTAGAGGACATTAAACGATGAGCCAACAGACGATTAAGGCAGATATTCGCGGCTTGCAACAAGCTCAGGCGGCCATGAATAGACGCATTGCCGAACTAAAGCCTGCTGGGGCATTGGGCCAAGCGGTAAAACGCGCTGGCTTGATGATTCATCGTTACGTGCTAGGTATCACTCACGTCGATACTGGTGCGTTACGCGCTAGCCATCGCATTGAAATAAACGTCACAAAAGGAAAGATATACATTGACCCCAGTGCGCGTAATCCGCGAACTGGCGCAAAAACGGCGGCTTATGGGGCAGTTGAACATGCACGAGGCGGCACACATGCGTTTTACACTCGCACAAAAAATGAATATGGCAACGAAGTCGTAAAAGCTGTAAAAACATACATTAGTGGTGCAATGAAATGAGCACTCCAAACCGCAAAAACACCCGTTCCGCATTGACTGCACTGCTTGAAACAGCGCTAGTTAATGGCAACTTGTGCCAAGCGGTTTACGGATATCAGCCTAGCGATTTTGGCGGCAAATCGCCAGTGGCAACAGTAAGCAGCGCTGGTAGTATGCGTGGCAAACAAAATCGCGGCGTAGACAAAAACGAGTTTTATTTTAATGTTCACGTGTTCGCGCTTTATTCGGATGGCGCGTCATGGAACGAGGACGACGCAGAAAACGCCATCGACGATATTGAGGCGGCGGTTTCGGGCGTGGTGAGCGTTAACACAACTACAAACAATTGGGCAAACATCGTAATAACTGAGCGCACGATTGCCGACAGCGTAGAAATCGGCGGTATTGAGTATCGCCGCGAGGTGATACCAGTTCAGGTTACGGTATTTGGAAAATAGGAGATTTTTATAATGGCAAGTTTTATCGGAAATGAAGTCACTATTGAGGTGATGACAACAGCGGGGGGAACCACGCTTGATTTTGATTTTACGGCGTTTGCACGTGGTGGCGCTATTGATGAATCTACCGACGCGGTAGAAGCGACCCATTACGGGCAGACCGCGAAAGGATTTATCCCCGGCCTGAGTGAAGGCAAATTCAGCTTTACGATTGATCATGACAGCGGCACGTTGTCAACCAGTCCGCAAAAGAACTTACGCGATATTCACCGCGTTGTGCGTGCTTGGCGCGTTCGGCCATTAGGCGTTGGGGCGGGCAAACAAGAATACACGTTTGACGGTTTTGTGACAGCTTCGCCAATTGCACTTGGATTTGATGAAACCGTTGCAACAGATGTAGAAGTTCAAATTACCGGCGCAATCACGCACGGAACACAAAGCTAATTTATGGCATACGTATACGGTAAACCGCAAGTTAAGCGCATTTTTGGCACAGGCGACTATAGTGAAGAATGGATTGATATTCGCCGTGCAAAAATGCACGATGCTGAGGCGTTGTCAACAGGCGGAAAGAAAAATGCTGATATTCTCGCTTTGCTTATCGTTGATTGGTCGATTGTCGATGAGCAAGGCGAGAAATTGCCAATCAGCGGCGATGTGCTAAACGAATTGCCCATTGAGATATCAATGCCAGCGCTGACCTATTTCAATGAAATTTTTTTACCACTTACGGCGTTAGCCGTAGCGAGGCCCGTCAACTCCAAAAATTAGCCGCTGGGGTAACGACTGAATACCCCGACGATCTTGTATTTGCTCAGATGTGCGATAGGTTTCACAAATTGCCATCCGAGTTGATGAAAGAAGATTACGGCGATTTGATGCGCGTCTGGACATTATTGACACAATACGAAGCAGCGAACAACAAAATTGCAGAGCAACGCAGTAAACGATGAGCGAAAAAATTGAACTCCTAATTGAAGCAACCGACAACGCCTCAAGCGTATTGGGCGGGATCGGCAATACGCTGGGCAATTTAGGCAAGGTTGCTGGTGGGCTTGCGCTTGGCGGTATTGCGGCGCTTGGTGCAGGTGTCATAAAATTTGCTTCTGATGGATTGACGCTCAATAACTCGATGGAGAAAGTGACAGCGCAGCTAAACGCTTTCACTAAAGACGGCGCCAAAACCGCCGCAATCATTGAGACTGTGCGAGAACGCGCAGCCAAAACGCCGTTTGAATTTGACCAAATGGCAAAGGCAGCGGTGGCATTGCTGCCGGCCAGTAAAACTGCGGAGGGCGGTCTCAACGGTATTCTCGAGAAAGCCGAAATCCTAGCAGCGTCCAACCCCGCCCAAGGGCTTGAGGGCGCAGCATTCGCGCTTAAAGAAGCGGTAAGCGGCGACTTCACCTCAGTCATTGAGCGGTTCAACCTGCCACGCCAATTTATCAACGATCTAAAAAAAGAGGGGGTGCCAAATCTTGAAATTGTGCAACGCGCAATGAAAGAGATGGGGCTAGATGTTGATCTTGTTTCTAATTTAGCGAATACAGCTGAGGGACGTTGGTCAACATTTAAAGACACTATCGCGGGAGTTGCGGCAACGGCAACAAAGCCAATTTTTGACGCAATGTCAAACAGTTTGGCGGGCGTTAATGGGCTGTTGGAAGCAAACACGCCATTGCTAAATCAGGTAGGCGCTACTATTGCCGGCGTGTTGACGCAAGGCATCACCTCATTAAGCGCAATATTGCCGCCAATTGTGGCGGCCGTTGTCGGCTTTGGCACATCAATCAAAACAACATTTGACATAATTTCTTCCACGCTTGCCCCATTTATTGCCACTATTGGCGCAAATTTAACTGGATTGATTCCATCAATAACAAGCATTGGAGCATCAATACAGCAGATATTCGGTTCACTCATCCCCATTGCACTGGCTCAAGGCCAAGGTGCGTGGACAATGATTAGCACCACAATACAGACTGTCATCACCTCGGCTATTGCGATTTTGCAGACGTGGTTGCCAGTGGTGCAAACCGTGCTGGCAGGCATTGCGGCATTTTTGGTCCAGCACGGCACAGAGATTCAGCTACTTGTTAGCACGGCTTGGAACTCCATTACGACGATCATCCAAACCGCGATTACGACGGTGACGACAATCATTAATGCCCTTGCGCCGGTGGTAAATGAAATTTTTGGGGCAATCAGCACTTTTCTCAATGCCCACGGCAGCGAGATACTAGGATTTCTCACAACTTCATGGAATAGCATTAGCGCGATTGTGTCGGGCGTGGCGGCAATAATTCAGACAGTTGTTACTACCGTGTTTGGCGCGGTGGCCTCGTTTATCAAAAATCACGGCGATCAAATACAGGCTGTGCTTGCAGGCGCTTGGAATTTGATAAAAACAACAATTGGCGAAACGCTTAACATCATCAAGGGCATCGTTAGCACCGTATTGGCGATCATAAACGGCGATTGGGATACGGCATGGAAAAACATTCAATCGATTACTCAGTCGTCAAACAACATCATCAAGGAGGTGATTGATACCGCAATGAAGCTTATCGAGGGAGTAATTAAATTAGCGGTAGACAATTTTAAGTTGGGCTGGGAAAATGGCTGGCAGTTGATGCGCACGGCAACAGACACCGCCATGACGCTGATCAAAGATGCAATCAATACCTGCATCGAAACTGCTAAAACAATTATTGCCAATGGGGTTGAGGCGTTTCTTGGCAAATTTCGAGATTTGCGCGACAAAATGAGCACCATAGGCCAACAATTGCTTGAGGGCATGGTGCAGGGTATCCGCGATAAAGTCGGCTGGCTAGTCGACGAAGGCATTAGGGCGGCTAACGCGGTATTAACTGCAATCAAAAACACGTTAGGCGTTAAATCGCCGTCAGACGAAACAATTGATGTCGCGGCGTATCTCATGAAAGGTGGCGCGATTGGCGTAAAGGAAAATGCTTATTTGTGGGTGGATGAAGCGACAAAAGTAGCAAACGATTTAATTTACACGTTTGATAATGGCTTAAACACTGTATTGACAAATTCACAAATCGCATTTGAGCGCATTGCGCAAACAGTTACGCCTATTCTGCAATTGGCAGATACGGCCGATTCTGTGATGATTCGCATTCAAAACAGCGCTCAGTCTATGGCCTCAGCGATTAGCGCGTCAATGGCGGCGGCCGGCAATTCGATCAGCACAACCGCGAGCCAATTGGCACAGTTTGTGCAATCGGGCGGCGTGGGTGGTATCACGGGTGGCACGTATACGCCGTCTCAGGCGTTTCAAGACTCGTTCAAAAATCAGCCGACTATTGCACCGCCACGCCCCAGCAGTGTGCCAAAGCCAACAATTACGAACAACGTGCCTATTAACATCACGATCACGGGCGGCAATGTTGACAGATATGCGGTGGAGGATGGTTTATCAGCCGCGCTTCGGCGTAGTGGGCTAAACGGGAGGTATGTCTAATGCAGTTGCTTGATTTTGGCGGCATCGCCTTGCCTGATCGCATGGCAGCGTACGAAATTCCGGCCTCGGCTGCCGTATCACGTGTAGCGGTTGCTGGTGGTCGTGTTGGTAGTTATGTTCTTGGCACAAAACATGAGACGCGCAAATATACAGCTAGTGGGTTATTTTTGCGCAATCAAATATATCAATATGACGTTGATCGAAATATTGATCAATTGCGGAGAATGATTGGCGTAACTAGTACATTGCGACAAAAAATGCGCGATGGTAGTATTCGTTGCTGTGAGGCGATATTAATTAGTTGCAAAGCAGAGAATAACAACCAAAGCACGGCAAGCATGGCGCAACCGATTACGTTTGAGTTTGAAAGTGATCAGTTTTGGCGCGAGGAAACGCAACAAATTAGAATTTTGACAAACGCGCTTGAAGCGTCTTGTGCAAATGCGGGTAACGCGGAATGTATTAACATAAAAATTGAGGTTTCAAGCCAAATAACAAAACCGCTTATAATTTCAAACGCGCGAAACGGTTATGCGTTGACCTATGATGCAGCAAAGGCGGTAGGGCAAACGCTAATAATTGATGGTTTCGCTAGCACGGTAACGGTTAATGGCGCAAACGCATACGGCAATATGACTATACCCGACTCGCAAATAGAATTAATGAAACTTGAATCTGGTTGGAACAAATTGCAATTCAACCAGCCGGTGACGGGTGCAATTAAATACAATCATACGTGGTTATAAATGTCAGCATTAACAAACTACACCGAGAATAAAATAATTAAAGCCATTTTTGGCAATCAAAGCTTTGCGGGTTTTGGCAATAATATTTATATTGGTTTGCTAAACTCGGCTATCAATCCTGATGCTGGAATTGTGACTGAAATTTCCGGCAAAGGCTATCGGCGGCGGCAAGTTCCGGCAGCCAATTGGGACACGTCATTCATTGGAGAAGCGAGAAACACGCGAGATATCTCTTTTGGCACAGCAGGCAGCAGTTGGGGAATAGTATCATTTATTGGCATATATGACGCTTTGATCGCTGGAAATCTTTTGGCGGTCAGCTCATTAACGTTGTCGCGTACGATTAACAATGGTGATCCAGTTATTTTTAATGCCAACACCCTTTTGTTTGGCGTAAACCAAGGCGATCCGGTTGTCAGCACGGATATTTCAGTCATTCAAGGCATTGTCACCCAGCCGACATCGCATGAATTAAGCACGTTGATGATTGGAGTCGGCAAAACCTATCCATTGCGGTTGTTAAATTTTAACCTGCTTACCATTGATCTATTACCAGTAGGAGACCCAGACGGGACAATATATTATCCATAAGGAATTAAAAAAATGAGTGCATTTACAAATTACGCAGAAAACAAAATAATTAAAGCCATTTTTGGCAACACGAGTTTATCGACTTTGGGCGACGGTATTTATGTCGCATTGTTCAATGAAATTTCGGACGGCGAAACTTCAAGCGTGACGGAGGTATCAGGAACTGGCTACTCGCGGAAGCAGGTAATTGTTGCAAAGTGGAATACTGATTCTGTTACCGGCGAGGCTAGAAACACAGATACCATTGACTTTGGCACAGCGGGCGGTTCGTGGGGAACGGTCAAGCACGTGGGGATTTATGACGCGGCCACAGGTGGTAACCTGTGGATGTATGGCGCGTTATCGGCCCAACGAGTCGTAAACACAAACGACCCCGTAGGATTTGCGTCCGGAACATTAATTTGTAAGGTATTATAAAAATGGCAATACAATCACTAGACCAACTACTATCTGCAAGCCCGGGCTATCGTTTGCCGTTCATGAAAACAACAGCCACATCGCAAGCAGCCGGACGGTATCACTCGTTGCGGCAAGTTGCGGGGCAGCCCGGCGTAGGAAACACCCCGCCAATTACCAACGGTGAAATACCAATCATGACAACCGCGGGGGGCATCACCTTTCCAGCGCCAAGCGGTACAAATGTAAATTATCTGGCTCAGGCTGTAATCGCTGGAAGTGTTCAGGGTACGCTCATGCTATATGATCGCCTGTGGCACAATTCGGGCTTAAATGGCACGATAACTACGGCGCAAACATGGACACAGCCGTCACTTACTCGATACACTGATGGTCTAGGCGTTGAGATGTGGATGGAAATTTATACTGCCATTGGCGCAACATCGGTTACTGCAACTACAACATACACTAACAACAATAGCGTTAGTGATCGTTTAGCGACAACAACTATACCTGCCTCAACTGTAGCGGGTCAAATGATACCGTTTGCTTTGGCAGCGGGTGACATGGGCGTACGTAGCACGACACAAGTTTTGCTTAGTGCAAGCACGGGCACTGCTGGAAGTTTTGGCATAGTTTTGCTTAAGCGTATCGCAGACATACCACTAAACGCGACAAACGTAGCAGCTGTCATGGATACTTTCACAATTGGTATGCCAGACGTAAACACAAACGCACATTTGTGCGCGGCGCTGTTATGCAGCGGCACGTCGACGGGCATTATTCACGGCACTATTCAGATTGTGCAAGGATAAAAAATGAAAGCAGTATTCAGGGCCTATCCGGGTCGAATCAAACCTTCGGCGATCACTCGCATATCTGGCCAGATTCTTTCTATTCAAATTGGAACGGGGTTTTGGGGTACTGATGTTCGTTTGATGTATTCGGGGCAACGCGCACAAGCAACAATTGTTGCCCCGCTCGCATTTTTTGCAAGATTAGACTCAACAATTTCGGGCGTTGGCCAAATTCAGGCGACTATCTCGTCTGAATTTTCGGCAGTTTTATCGAGCGCTGGTCAAATTACAGCAGATTTCAATTATTTATTCGTCTCCAGTATTAATGCAGTTGGCACAATTGATGCATCTTTGAGAATTGCTCACGAACTTTCATCATCTCAAGTCGTTGGCATCGGTTCAATTCAGGCGGATATCTCAGTTGCAGCGTATTTTGTGACACTAAGAATGCGTGGACGACTCGAGAGCCAATCGGGTGAGTTAATTGACTCTCCAATCAGGCAGCAAGCCAACGATCAAATTTTTTACGTTGTGGAAACTTTGTCCGACATGGGAACGAGCAAGACGGCTGTCTCGACAACGATAGTTAAGGAAAGCGACAATTCAGACGTAACTAAAACTGCTTCGTTTGGCTCGCTCAGTATATCAAGTGGTAAATTAATTTTGCCAAAGATTGGCACGTTAGCCGCTGGCGAGATTTACAGAGTTAACTCGCAATTCATTGTTGGCGGGAATACTATTAATGTGTTTTTTAGGATTATTGCTGAATGAGCGCATTTCGACTTGATATTTACAACGCAGCAGGCGCAAAATTAAATACCATTACGCAAATTAGCGGCGTTGGTATCACGAGCCGCGTCAATCGGCTAGGCGAATTGCGCTTCACTGTGCCACAACTTGTGGCACTTGATCGCGGCATTGGGCGCGGCAAGATATACAAGCTGTATCATTATGTCGATGGTTTGATTGGAACGTTCTACCATTTGTCTAACGAGTTGAGCGAGGATGGAGATTTATTAAGCGTCACCTGTTACGATCAATTTTATGAATTGACGCGAAAAACTGTAGGCTTCAATTGGGCGTTGAGCGGTCTAACGTTCATTCAGGACATGAACGCAATTATGTCAAGATACGGTAACGGGTGGACCGCAACGACTGACCATAGCTCGAGTGATTTTTACGATTTCACTTATGACACTGCCGGTGAGTCGTATTTCCAGTTAATTGAGCAGGCAAGGCGTTCAAACGCTGGTTGGTTTGCGCTATCGGGCGACAAGCAAATCAAATACGGCAGATGGCTAGATTCGCGGCTGACTGGCAGCATTGCAGCGCGATTTATCAGCGTGGCCAGTGCTGCGGGTTGGCGAATTACCGCGAACAGAGATATTGCAATTGAAAGCATGACGGTGCGCGAGGACAGCAGCACGATCATAAATCGCGTGATCGGATTGGGCCAAGGGCTGGGCGTAGCGCAATTATCGCTTAAATACAGCGATCTAACATCACCTTACCCCGTTTTGAGCCGCGGCAACTGGGACGGCAGCAACGCAAATGGCACTAATGACGCGGGTGCAAAGACGCGAGAATATTACATTGAGGATTCTAGTAGTATCGCGGAACATGGGCTAAATGAGGCAACGGTGCAATTTGATGTTAAGCCAATCACAAATTCAAAGGCCGATTTGCTGAATGCGGGTAACGCGCTTTATTCGGCGGCGGTGGCCTATCTGCTCAGATCACGTAAGCCCCTTGTCAACTATACATTGTCGGTGCTAGGGCTTCCAAACTCCGTATCGTGTGGCAGCGTAGTCGAGGTGGATTATCGTGATGTCGCAACAGTGATAGACGCAAATAACGCAAGTGTTAGAAAAGTGAAATTGGCACTTAACAAAATGCGTTTGTTCGTGTCTGAAATTTCGCGTGAGTTTGACGACATTGGCGGTTTGGCACGTGCCACATTGACTGTGTCGACAACTGGCGAAACATTCGCGGAACAGACAGAGGTCACGACAGAGTTGATACGCGATGCAAAACGCTTTAAGCTCAGGCCGGCCCCAAGCATGACATTGAGAGAAAAATCATTCCACACGCAAGCAATCAAAAACGGAGTGAACTACGTCTGCAAATTGAAATATGATGCAGCAGTTCTGGAATTGAACGCTGTCAAATTTGTGTTCAGGCTTGGCCCGCTGGTGTCATATGCCAGCAACAACACCGCTTCGGGCGGCGGCGCGACAACGAGTAGCGGCGGTGGGCAGGCGGCAACAACAACAAGCGCGGCCGGAGGCGGAACTCAAACCACATCGGGCGTAGGGGGTGGTGGAACGTTTGGTGTTGGGAGTTGGTCGTCGGGGGTCACGCCGACAGTTACAGGTTTCGATTATTCAAAAACTGGTGGCATTGAAGCCACAACTAGCATTTACAACGGTTTGCCCGGCTTTTACAATCATTCTCATTTTGCAGGCCCAAATGGTCATCAACATTCAGTGCCAGATATGAATCATTCGCACTCCGTGCCGGTTCATTCGCATTCGGTAAACTTGAATGATCATTCGCATGGCGTTTCTATTACGATTGCATCACACACACACTCAGTATCAGACCACACACATGCAATAGTATTCGGTGTCATCGAAGATAGTGTTACTCCAAGCGGTGTATCCATCTGGCTCAATGGCGTTCAGATCACGCAAATAAAAAATTATGACACTGGCCAGTTTGCGGGTAGCACGGTTAGCGGGGCTGGGACATATTACGTATCGCTGATTACCGCGCTGCAAAATATGTCAGACTGGCGCGGTAATCACGATATTGAGATTAGATGCACTGGCGGGCAGGGGCTGATAACTGGCAAAACCGAGGAACGCTTAACCATCCAGCCGATTGCCGTTGCGGGCGATGACTAACTACATGCTCTCTACCCATGCAATTAAATCGGGCATTTGGTCGGACGTGTAATTAATGTAGACGTGGCAATAAAACGCCTTTGGCGCGTCTTGAATTTTCTCAATTCTTCCAATTTCTCGACATTGATCAATTACATCTGCTAGTTGTTCAATGTTGGCGACAGAAATAAACAACGTATTTTGGTCGCCAAACTCGATTGCTTTTGCAGCGATTGGTTTGTTGGGTGCTGGGGGAGGTTTTCGCATGATTTTTGTTGCAAATTTAATTTTACTTCAATGTTGTAGCAGTTTCATCAAGCATATTGCGCGATTCGGTTCTGGCGCTTAATGAATGGCACGGTGATCGTAGTATCAAAATCACATGCACCAGCGGGCAGGGAAATATCACGGCGTGGGTCAGTGGGCGTATTACCATTCAGCCAGCGCTAGGGTAGCGGGTAACGGATTCGGCAATATGCGTAATTGGGGGTTTTGGTTTTCATGTTAGTTTGTTATGAAATTTCTTGTGACAGCTGCGGCACACTGGCACGATATCGCGTAATAGCAACTCATTGCCAACGTTCCCATAGTGCCGATGATGCCAGTCACTACGCGGGGCGTTGCACATGATGCAACGCCTTCCAATAAACGGTGATAGCAATACGCTGGCGATCGTTTTGCGGATGCGCCAGCGGAGAGACGTTAGGTAGTGGTGATAGCGGCGGTGAGTTGGTGTCATTTTTTGATTAACTTTTTGTCTACGCGATATGCGGAATGCGGTATTTTTCCGTAGTTTGATAATTCGCAATTTCCTCTAAGTTCTTTACGTATTCCATTTTGTTGTTCCTTGTTTTTGTTTTATTGGCCTGTGCCTATCTGGGAGAGCACCGCTTTAACACTACTGAATCGTGGCTTGCGCCACTTCGCTTTTGTTTGCCCCTTGGCTCGGCGCAAGAGTTTGCGCCTGTTGAGTTTTATCTTTTTCATGGTTTAATTTCTGCCACGTTTGGCAACTTGCACCCCTGTTGCCAGCGTGATAGTCTGAATTGTTTCTCCGCGTGAGGGCAAGCCCTGACCCACCCCCACGACTCTAGAATAAAAAACTGGACATCGCGCACGGTTTGGCGCGTTACTGCCTGTTTGCCGTCGGGTGTTTGGCACGATGTCCAAACGACTGTTGAATCTGTGGCCATTAACTGCCGCTAACGTTTGCTACTAACTGCTATTAACTGCCGCTAACGTTTGCTACTAACTGCTATTAAGTTTGGCACGATGTCCAAACGACGGCGTAAGGCGTTAAGTTTGGTAGTGCCAAATTATTGGTTTGGTAGTTCGTTTGGCTTGCAATAAGGTGAGTAAATGCCATGATATTTTAGAGATGCGCTTTTGTATGCGCTTGCAGCATCGTTAAAATTGTCAAATGTTCCTAGGCAAATTCTTTCAAAATTTACCCTTATCGTTGCGACCCACTTGCTTTTACCGCTTATTTTTGTTACGCCTTTGCAGCCCGTAGTATTTTTATTACTTAACTTTGCGCCTCTTATATTCTCTGCTATTGTGCAAATTCTCAAGTTAGATTTTTGGTTATCTGTTTTGTCGCCATTAATGTGATCTACTACCAAGCCTTTTTGGGGCGACATCAAAAGACGGTGCATATAAACACTAGTCGGTTTTCCGTTTTGTCTGTAATAAGACTTGGCATAGCCCTCAGTATGAATGTGCCAAGGGCGTTTAGAGAGGGCTTGGTAGTCTTCATCATCTACTTTTATTGCCTCTCCTTTTTTGGTGTAAATAATTTTCATACTTTTATTTTTATTTGGCAGCACTACCAAACCGCTTTGCTAGTTTGGTAGTGCTGTATTTTGGTTTGGTAGTGGTAAAAAAATATCGTTGGTATAAGCTCCTACGCCTTTTATTGCCACAATTGCGCCTAGTTCGGGGTGGTTACGAATTGATACATCTACGCCAGCCTTACGCAAATAGCCAATAACACTTGTGACCATGTCTAAAACGTCTTGTTTTGTGACTGCGTTTTGTTCGTCACTTGCTTGCGATTTGTTTTTTGGCTTCGCGATTAGCTTTGCCTTTTGCTCTGCGCTCGACGTTGCGGTCATACTCTGCCTTTCGTTGCTCATCTAATTCTCCAAATTTGCCGCCTTTCAAACTCTGACGGGCGGGGCCAGTTCCACGCCTCCAAATCCAATAGGCAACCCTATCGCCTTTTTTAACAACTTCGCGCCGCCATTTGCGTGGGCTTGGTAGTGCTTCATTGTAGTTTGGTAGTGCCTCCGAATCAGTGCCAAACAGTTTTGTAAATTCTTTATCTAGTGTTACAGGCGGGTTAATGTCACTTGTGGAGTTTGGCATTTGATCACTAGCATTACCAAACTCCACAGTAGACCCGCCGGCTATTTTGGGAAATCGTTCTCTGCAATTGTCACAGTCTCAACCGAATCAGCCGCAAACGATACGGCGGCGGCCGGCAATGCGTTGCGAGTTGGCATTTTTACTTTTGCCACATTTGCGCCTAATGACTTAGCGCCGGATTTGATACCCTCGTAGGACGGCAGCCAGTCGATAAGGCTGGTCGTCAATTGGGCAATGATTGTTAGGGCAAAGGCGATGCCTATCGCGCTAACGTAAATCAAAGCGCCCGTTTCTTGCATGGCCACAATCGCGGGTATCTGAATCCGCGACAACGTAGATACCGTCTCAATGCCAACAAACGCCAAAAAGAAGCCAGTGGTCACGATCATGATTGACCAAACAATCACATCAAACCGGTCTTTGCGTTGGGTTGCATCAATTAGCTTAAACAATGCCCAAACAAACAACGACTCGAGCAACACACCGCATAGCAATGCGACGATAGGCGCAATGTTGCGAGATAGGCCGAAATAAACGTTCGAGAATATACTCGCCCCAATCATGACCAGTTTCAGCACAAAGCCAAAATAATGCCCAGCCGCCGCCGATGCGGTGGGAAATTCGTTTTTGTTGGCATTGGCAATTGTCATTGTGAGAACTGGCACAAGTGCCAGCGCTGGTAGTAGACCCGCTACGGCTTTGCCCAAGCCGACCAACGCTTCAGGCACTTCTAGATTTTTGTTATTGCCCAACACAGACCCAAGCGACACAAGTGCAAACGTAAGCAGCATCCAGCCCGACATTAGTAAATAACCCATGCCTTTTACCGCGTTATTTTTTGCCGCGACCACGACCACAAGCAACACGCTTAAGATACCGACTGACGCGAATGCGTCCATTGCTGCGGTAATTTCGTTTACCCCAATATGATTTCTGAACAAATCGTATACCGCCTTGTATGCCAGTGCCACAAGACAGCATCCGGACAGCGACAGCCAGAACGGTATGTATTTGGCGTCAAACGCCGGCGAAACGAACTCAATCACCGCATCCAGCACGGCGGGAATTGCCTTTTTTAGATCGAATTTTTCTTTTTCCATTTTTATTTTTAAATTAATTGGATATTTTTGCAACTGCTTTTGCGCGTGATTGGTTTTAAGTGCTAAAAGCTGATATCTACACTACGCTTAAACCATCGCACCCAATCTGTACGCCGTTTGCATCTCGGATAGCTGCACCTGGGCTTACCAAGTCGCTACGATGCTTCGATGCTTGGGCGACTACAAGAGAAACTAAATACAATGTTCCATCTTGTGGGTCGGGTAAGTCTTGTACAGCACCAAACATTTGACGTTTCACTGCAATGCCGTCTACTGTAGCCACGTCCTGGAACACGGCTACGCATCGGGCTGGGTTATTACACTTTGGCAGTGAGAGAAACGTGCCGTCAGCACGTCGAACGGAGACAGGATGAGGAGTTAAATTTACGATAATCATAATAATTGTATAGATAATTTCTATACTCGCTAAATTGTAACATATTTTTGTAAAGTAAAATTATTTACATATGACGACATCACGTATATCGGTCAACTATCGTTTTGACAAATCCGCAATCGACAAAATAGCCGCAATTGCGGCTTATTACGGTGTGACGCAAACGGCAGCGGTTGAAATATCGACAACAAACGAACTGGAGCGCATTGATGCGCTTCAGGCAAGACGATTAAGTTTGCAAAAAAAAATGCTCAAACTGAATAAACAGTCTGAGCATTTGGAAACAAGCAGCATACAGTCTTTGTTATCTTGATTGCCACAATTGCGGTATACGATTGTGGCAATTCAGGATACCATCTAGCCAGAAAATCTTTAGCTTCCTCTAGCGTTTCGTGAGTTCCGTCAAAAGCCTCATTCCAGCTTTTCTCATCGTATAGGTAAACTTTATACTCTGTGTGGCATTCGTTCAGGAATGCCAACTTGGGCGGGGTTTTGAATTTTTTTGTAGCGTTCATGTTATTTCCACTTCTACTCGCGGGTTGTTGGCATCGTAGCGTTTGATGAGTTGCATTTCCTCAATCGCCGAATCATCAATGTCGACGGCATTTGCAATGCCGTCCAAGCTAGGCTTGAGCGATGCAAGCAAATTGTCAAGATCACGGCGGCGGCGGTTAGGGCAAAAAAACGTGATCGAGAATTTGACAGGATTGGCGACAGTAAACGCTTTGCCGTTGAGGGCTTTGAGCGTTGCAATTTTGCCGGCTTGCCATGCCTCTACTTTTTCGGCGGCGGTGACCTGCCACGAGTGCCCGCTGCGCCTGTTGGGGTTGAGCTTTGCGGCGGGAAACGGTAAGACAATTTTTATGTTCATAAATTTACTTTGTTGCATCGCCTATCCGATTGATGCTGCCCATCATGAGTGCGTTGAGGGCAAAATCAGTTGGGCCGTTGCGGTTTTTTGCAACTTTAAAAAAGATGGGCGTAGCGGCGGTGGGGTCGCCAGTGGCCCTGTCGGTATCACGGTACAAAAATATAATCATTTCTGCGTCACTCTCGGCATCGCCCGACTCTTTGAGCGCTGCCATATCTGGCACAATGTAGCCAGCGCGATTAAGACGCGCCAGCGCAAGCACAAGCGGCGCTCGGTGTTGCGTGGCTTCGTGGATGCGCTTGCCAAGGCGCGACAATTCGCGGCTAATGTTGCTGATGCGCTGCTTCGTGTCTGATTTTTTATCGTCATCGCTCATGTGATGCAACTGGTCAACCACAACAAGGTCGCACCCGCCTTTAATTGCAAACGCGATTGCGCTGTTTGTTAGCTGGCTGGATGTCATTGTCGCGGCATCGTTAATCATTACGTTGTCGCGCACCTTGTCAACCAATTCAAGCCACGCGGTATTTACCGCGTTGCGTTGCTCATCGGTCATGCGGCGGTCAATCATTGCGCCGTATGGCACAGGCTTGCCGCCTGTTTTGGCGATGTGGTGCGAAATAAGACGGGCAATAATCGCATTACGTGGCACTTCAAACGAGTAATAAATACAGCGTGAGCCACTCATCATGGCGTTATAAAGCACTTGAGTCGCGGCAATTGTCTTGCCGCTACCAGGTGCGCCGCCTAAAATCACGTATGACCCAATAAGCAAACCACCCTTGAGAATCTCATCGGCTTTATCAATGCCGGTGGCAATGTGGTGACGGGGCGATTCGTCATTTAAAAACTCGGCAATGCTGTCTTGTGCTGCCAAAAATGTTACGCCGGTGGTTTTTGCCTCGCTATAAATACCATTAATGGCGTTGGCAATTTCTGCTAGCGACACTTGCACCGATTGCTCAAGGTTGTAAGCGCCCTTGGCGGCAAGCTGACCGGCTTGCAACATTTTTCGGCGCTGACTTCGTTCCCTGACAATCTCCGCGTAACTGCGAACATTGCCAGCGTATACAACCGCCGCCATGATTTGCGTCAAATAGCCTACGTTGCCCACATCATCAAGCCTGTTTTTGCGCGTTAGCGCCTCGGAGATGGTCATCAGGTCTGCGCTATCGCCACACTCGACAATCGCCTCGAATATCCAACCGTTACGGAGAATGTAAAAATCGGTGGCGGTGATAACCGTCGAAACGTTTCTGATTTCGCTTGGGTCGATCATCAATGAGCCGAGCACCGCTTCCTCGGCTTCAATATTATTGGGGGGTAATACGTTGTTCGTTGCCATGTTAATTTACGTAGACCTCTACGCCGTTAAGTAACATCTTTTTGTTTGGCATTTGCGCGGCGGGCTTGCTGCCGTTTGTTTTATTTGCCAATAATGCTTGAGCGCGTTTTTGAGATATGCCCGTTTTGTAATTTGATAGCGCCCAATCCAAACTGGTATTCGTGTGTTCAATCTTTCTATTCTTTGCGCCAAACGTTAACGTATCGCGCCAGACCTCAATATCGTTTACAGTCTCTAGAATTCTTTGCTTAAAAGTTGGGGCTACGTTTTTGGCATTCGCCCACTCAATCCAAAGCTTAATGATTTCATCTTCGGCTGCTGCTGGTTTTTTGCTTTCTGAATTTTTGCCAGCATCTATAGTCTCGTCTCGTCTAGTCTCGTCTCGTCTAGTCTCGTCTCGTCTAGTCTCGTCTAGTCTTGTATGATTACTAATCGATTCGTAATCGTTCACGCCTTGATTACTAATCGATTCGTAATCGTTCACTTTTTCGCTTTTACTCTTGTGCCGTTTTTCTCGGTATGCAGCTTGGGCGGTCGCAACTTGTTCGCGGCGTTCATTTACCTTGTCGTGCTCCTGCCGAATACCGGGTATAGAGTAAACGCCTGCGCCGTCAATGTTCAGCATCCCAATTGACGTGAGGGCTTGCAGGTCATTGGATACGCCATCTTCGTCCATTTGCCGCGATGATAGATACGCGATGTCGCCAATTGTCAAATCAAATACGCCGCCATTCTCAATTTTGTAAGCATGGCACAGTAATCTAAAATACAAATCGCGGGTGATCGGTTTAAGGCGGCTGAATTTTGGGTTGTCAAATAATGTTGAATCTAGCTTTGCAAATTTCATACATGCCTCCTATAGTTATTTAATCGGGGCGACTCACGCCGCCCCGTTGCGGTTTAGGCTTCGATCACATCATCGGCTGGTGTGCCAATCGCCAGATCGACGACTTTGCCAAGGCACTCGGCGGCGTTTAATACCGCCTGAATATCTTTGTTTTTTGCCGCGTCCGCGTGGGGCTTGCAGCGTTCAATCTGAACTTCGAGACCGCCATGCTTGAGGGCGCGTTCCTTTTGGAACTTCCACGAGCTTAAGGCTAATTCCCACGTAGCGCCGTTGGTTTCGGCTGGTGGCGGTATTTGTTTGGGCTGCTTAACTGTCACACTTTCATTGTCGGCCTGTGCCATTTCGTCGTCGGTGTAAACGCCTGACAATTCGGCGGGAAAGGCGCGGCGAAGGGCTAAGGCTTCGGCGCATTTTCCCAACATGATGTGAGGTTTTGAAGCCCACATTGAAGTAAAGCTACCGTCCTTTTTGGTTTGAGCGTATTCGCTCATGTGGGCGGTAGCGCTGGTTTCCATCCATGCCCCGCGCACGAATTTCATAGCGTAGGCGGTGGCGCTAATTACTTTGCCGTTCTCATCGTATTCGTATGAGTTGGCTTTACCCGGGGCGTAGTTGCCGGTTCGATCGGCAATCAAACGATAGCCGTCAATGCCGGTTTGAATGCTCATCACTTCGCGGTTGTCCGCGTTACTCCATCGCTTTACCGCGTGGATTTGCTTTGCGAGTGGGTCAAGCCCCATACGCTTGGCGGTGTACAAAAATAACTGAAACTCGTCATCTGTCACACCCTTTGCGACTGTTCGTTTGATGAGTTCAATTTGATCGCGGCTAATTTCCATCTCTGAACGATGGGCTATTTCGGCTTTGCCGTTGGTGGTTACGTTGTTCATAATTTAAAGTGCCAGCGGCTATGCCGCTGGCGATTTCAGAATGGGAGGTCAAGGTTGATAATGTCTTCGACGGTCATGCCGTCGTCAATGTCGCTTTCGTAAGCCATTCGATTGGCCTCGTAAGTGTTTTCTTCGGGGTATTCGGGAAGATCGTCGAAGACGATTTCCCCAGCAATTACGTATGCCATGATTAAAATATAAAAATAATTAACATACCAATTAGGATGCAAAACGCAATTGCGTAACACCCGCAATAAAGCGGGTTCTCCGTTTTGTCTCTGTTCATTGCGCACCGCCTTGGGCGATGATTCTTTCAACTGCCCACTCGAAACTTTTAGCAATCGCTTCTAGGATTGCTTCTTCGTCATATTCCTTGCCTTTGTTTTTGCCTAGATCAACTAGGCAACACGCCAGAATATCCTTACATTTTTGAGTTTCGTAAAACTGCTCAAGCAGTTCTAGCAATTTATTTTTGTTCATTGCGCACCGCCTACGATCATTACTTCAAAAAATGAAGTAATGGACGCTAAAAAAGAACCGATTGGCAATAAGTTCTTCATTGCGCACCGCCTTGGATGTAATCGCGGTTAAGCGACAGATTGCGGCGAATGGCGGCTCGTGCTGCTGGGTGTGATGATTTGTTGCGGTCGAGGGCGCATTTTTGCGCCTTGGCTGGGGTATAGCCACGCGCTATGAGCGCGGCTTTGGTGGCGGCTACGGCCGCCGCCCATGCTTTGTATTGAGTGTTATAATTTTGTTGTTTCATTTTGGTCTCCTTCGGCTATACCCGCTATGTTGTCGCATGAGCGGGTATTTATTTGTGTCTACATTGTATTACATTGTAAGACAATTGTCGATACTCTAAACATTAAAATTACATTGCGCACTTATTTATTTTGCAATGAGTGTGCAAGTTCCTGAAAGTCGGGTTGCTGCACTTGCCCACAAAATGACTCTGTGGATTTTATAGCCTTTGACTGTAAACCCTCATGCAATAGAAATAAAATTGCTTGACTTACATTTGGCCGAAATGGAGACAAGCGAGATGCCAAGATATCGATCTCGGTAAGTAAATTGTTTGGGATTCTAACTGTTATTGTCTTGCTCATGATGTATTCATTGTATGACGATGTATTACAAAAGTCAAGCTATTTTAATGTAAAGCAAATTAAAAGCCCTGCGTTTGCAGGGCTTTTTGTCAATACTCATTCGTTCTGTAAACTCGCGTCTTTTCTATCAACTCGCACTTAATTAATTCAATTGTCGCCGCGTCTGCGATGTGCGATGTCACATCGTCGGGCATGTCGCTAATTAAATTTATTACTAATTTCGTTTCACTGGCTCGCGCTATCAGCCAGCCTATGCCGTTGGCAACTGGCAGAAGATGAGCGATAAGCGCGGCGGTGTTGGTTGGGTGCATCACTTGTTGCCTAACGCCGGTGTTGGCGCTTGCTGCTGGTGCTGATAGATGCCGTCGTAGCCGCTGCCAGCGGTGACCCAGAAAAATACTAGCTGGGTGATGGGCAGACCGGCATGAAGATCGACCTCAGACATCTTGTTTTTGTTGCTGATTTCGATTGTCAGATACCCCTCCCATCCCGCTTCAATCGGCGTGATTGTTGTCACAACGTGAATTCGTGCAAGCGTCGATTTGCCATACGATAGCGCCATGACATTGCGCGGCATGATGAAGCGCTCGGCTGATACTGCAAGAACGCTTGCATTGGGCGCGAGTGTGAATGTGTCATTGGTGATTAGCTTGATGTGTTTGTCTGATGCGCCAATGTCCGCCGTGTCGATTCTTGGCGCGGTCATCACTGACCACTGATCACTAAGCGTAATACAGTAGCCGTGATAATCTAGCCCTCCGCTTATGCCGTGCCAGCGGAATTTCTCGCCAAACGGGCTGATCATTGGCTTGTGGCCTTGGCACAGGCGGCGGATGTCGTCGCCGCTGAGGATAGCTGTTTTGCGGGGCTGCTGCGTCCTTAGCGTTTCGGGCTTGCTGCTGTATTCGACGGGTGCGAATCCGGCTGGTGGTGTTGGGTCGGCAGCTTCTTTGATTGTGCCAAACTCGTCGATAAACCAGAATGTATCCATTATTTTGACTCCATCCATTCAGCCGTTACCGGCATGTGAGGTTTGAAGAAATGTTCGTAGATTGCTTCGGCGTATACACGTATCTCATATTGAGCCTCAGACGCGCGGCGCAGGCTGAGAAAGTGCATTAGGTTATGCGCATCGACGCTAACAATACCGGTGTAGTAGCTGGCCCAAGCGGGTAAAAATAGCCGCGCTTGTTCGCGGGCTACGCCTTGCGCTAGTGCGTTCTGATACATGGCGTAGCTGCGTTCGTAGTGTTCGACTAACTGCGTGGTTAGATCGGCGCTTTGCTCATCGCTCAGTTGTCCAAGGCTAGCTTGTTTGTTCGATGGTGATTGTTTGCGCCATACATCCGGCATGTAAAAACTATCTTCTGCGAACTCGGTATACCGTCCCGATTGCAGATTCAGCGAGAATGTGCGGTGGCGGACTAACTGCCACCACGTGACGACGGGCGCGTGTATTCTGAATTTCATTTGGGCTTGCTCGAAGGGTGATGTATGGCGATGATCGAGCAGGTAAAGCAACAGCTTTGTGTCTTGGACTACGCCTTTGCTCTCGCCATTAAACGAAGTTCGGGCGGCGTTGACAATGGCGGTTTCTGGGCTGATGCCTGTCGCTGGATGCGGCATGATGTCGAGCAGTTCGACCCAGCCTTTGTCTAATAGCGGGATGCGCTTGCCGATGAGGTCGCTCATGATTGGCCTCGTTCTTGAAGTTTGCCAGCCTCTTTCAATACACGCCTAACGCCGTGATAGTTGGCGTTAGGCGCATACAGTTTGCAATATTCAGCGGCGGTATATTTGCGCGAGAGTCTTGCGGCGTGTTGGCGGATGTCGCCATAATGATAATTTAGGCGGCGTGGCAAATTGACGGGCGCAGGGATTTTAGATACGCGGGTATTGGGTTCTGATGGTTGGGCGATGCCGTTGATGATATTGTCAAACAATTTTGGGTTAACGGGTAAACCGTTGGGTAGTGTGGGGATCATTTTTAGCCTTCCATGCCTCAAATAATATGGCAATGGGGTGAGTTTGTTGTTTTGGTTTGGGTGGTGGGGGTGGTGGTGGTTCTGCAACTGGCTTTGTCGCCGCGACAACTTTTGTTCTTCGCGGCGGCGGTGTTGCATTTTGTGGCTTGGGTTTGGATGTTTTTTTCTTAAATTTACCGGCGCGAATCAGCGCGCTGTAGGCTGTATTTCTTAAGCATCCGGTCATTTCCTGAAATTCTTTAACGGTGATTGGCTCTGGCAGTTCATTGGCTTTGTCAATTATTGTTTTTTCGTAGCCACGTTTTTTGCAGCGGCTCAAAATGTTATGCGCGGCTTTGTTTGATAGCCCAAATTTTTTGGCAAGATCGGCAGCTGAAATTGGCGGGCTATTTTTGACATAATCGTAAACGTGGGGATATTTGCAAGTGCCGAGCTTGTCGCGTTTTAATAATTCAGCGTTCAGCAAAATCTTTCGGCAAAGCTTGGTGTCTACATTGATCCCGGCGTTTTTTGCTCTTTGCGAAAGCTCGCGGGCGGTTATTTGCTGACCGTTTGCGAGCTTGAGTATAAGCGGTTTGTCGCCCCTCGGCTTAATGGTGTAGACGCGGTCTAAGCGGTCGTGGCGTTTCAAAATGCCTAATGCGGCAGACGCGCTAATGCCGAATTTCTCGCGAATGTAGGAGGTTTTTATTTTGGTCGGCGACTCTCGGACATACGCTTCGGCCTCAGGGTACATAATTTTGTAACGGCCCACACGCAGTAATTTACCGGCGTACTCGAGGGCCCAACGGCATTGCTCAAGATTGAATCTCTTGTCGGTCATTTGTCTGAGCTGACTGGCGGTTAATTGCACATCGTCCAGCTCATCGACGATGGCCCTTAATTCTATGGCCTCTGGTGATAGTTTCATGTGTCTACTACTTTAATTCTTTTGCATGATTCGCGTCTCGGCTAGATCACGAATGGGTATAAATTTTTGTTTTGTAATTTGGCAAAACCAAATAGATTTTGCAGCGTATTTAATGCAGTCGGCCACTGGTAAATAAAAGGTTTGTATTGTTGGCATTTCTTTTGTTTCATATGGTTTGTCGGTTCTTCGGTGCAATCCCTGAAGTGTGTTTTTTGCAAATATAAATATTCCTTTGTAGTTGCCTTGGATATACAGCCAAGTGTTGTCTTGTCTGTATATCCCACTTCGAACAAAACTCTCGCGGCTTGCGCTTGTTTTTTCTGCGGTCTCAATGCTGAGTCGGCCCGTGTCTGACCATCGGTTGTCCAGCTTGATTTCAAATCCTTGCAAATTCTCTCCGGTGTTTTGCTGGTATCGCCTTGAGGATAAGTTTTGCAAGATGATTCCCTCTTTTGCTAGGGCGGCACAAACAAAATCCTGAAACTCAAGTCCAACTTCAAGCGCGTCTATGTGCTTCGCGTCTGGGTAAATTGCTCTAGGCTTGATTTCCATAAACATCCCACCCCTTAGCGGTAACATTTCGGGCAAACAATTCGATGCGCCGCCCGTTGGGGTAGATCGTATCGATCACATTTCGGAAATGTTCTGGCTTCTTGCTGTGCTGTGTTCTTTCCTCGCTGTAAACCGAATCAAATAATTTCCTTATATCCGGCTGGCAGCTTCCGCGAGTGCAGACTAAAAGTATCTCGTGCCTTACGCTGTTGTAGTGACCCATGTTATGCAAAATTTTGTCCCACACAAACGAAGATTTATATTTAAATCCCCATGCGCTTACAACTTGGAAGGATTCTTCTAGTATCGGGGATGTTACCCACATAAACAATACAGCGTTATCTTCTGCTAATGCCTTAATGGGCATGTTACATATATCCGGTAGCGGCATTGTCATGTAGTGGTCGCGCTGCTCGGTGAAATAATCTGGCTGAGTGTTGCCGTATGACCAAGGCGGGTCGGCGTAAATAACGCGATACTTATTTGATGGCATTTGCGGCGGCGGTGGGGCCGTCTCTACCAATACTTGCCGCCTTGCTTCTGATACTGTGTTCACCCCAGAAAGTATTTTTTGTGCGACTTGCATTTGGTGATCGGGCGAAAGGCGCGAGATGCTGAGTAGGTCGGTTTTCCTGTCGGCTAAATCAGTATCACGGATGATGTCTTTTACGGCGGGCGCAATGTCGTTGGCTATTTGAATGTCTACAAATATTCCACGTTCTGATATTCCGGTCTTTGTGGCGGTATCTTTGTTGAATGATGCAACTGCAGATTCTGCAGTTGCATCGGTTCCCCAACGCGACATTGCCCCAGCCGTTCCCCGTTTTGTTTGCGGATAAAGCGCTTCGTAAATCCTTTTGCGCTTTACTAGATTCTCGCCCCTATCTATCACGCTCAATTCGTTGCGTATAAGATTTTCGTCTATCTCTGCAAGTTCGGCCCGTAGCCCGTCAACGTGTATCGTGACGGTCGGTATCTCTTTCCACCCCAAACTTTTACAAGCCAGATACCGGTGATATCCAGCGACAAGCGCAAAGTCTGAGGTGATTGTTATAGGATTCAATAATCCTAATTCTTTTATGCTGTTTGCTAGTTCCTCTATTGAGCCTCGTGCTTTGCGGTGCGATGGTATTTTGATGTCGTCGATGTTGGCGGTGTTCATAGTTCAAGAAGTTTGCGTTGCTGCTGCGTTTTCAATAAATTTGCTAATGATGTCTCGCGTCAGTTCGGTAACGGTAACGGTGTCGCCGCGTTCGACTGTCGCCAATACTGCCAAGCGTTGAAGCTTGGTTCTCAACTCCTTTGTTATAGGTATGCTTAACGTAGTATCAAATCTTTTCATATTCATTTGCTGGTTGTAATTATATTACTTTTGTAATATACATAAATAAATATTTGCAAAGTGTTATCATGTGGGATAGAATAATGATATGAAATTTGGGCAATGGCTAGCGGCGGAACGCAAGCGCAAGGCGTTTACGCAAGATAGTTTTGCCGTTGCCGCTGGCTACAGCCAAGCCATGATTAGCAAGATTGAAAACGGCGGCGACATCACCCGCCGCGCTGAACGGGGCGGCGGGGTCGCTGTTTAGGAGAAAGAAGAATGAAGCGCAGCGGCTAGCGCTACCTCGCGCAGCCACGTGCCTATTTTTTTATCGCCCGTTGCGGTGGCGATTGTGTCGTATTCCTCTTGGCTCAGGCGCATCGTCAAAGAAATATCTCTAACGATTTCTTTTTTGCTGTTGCTGTTGCCAGTCGGCGCACCACTGTTGGGGCGCTTGCCGCCTCGCGTGGGGTGCTGCCCGAACTCTTGGCAGGCTGTGATGGCTTGGTCGATAGTGCATGTTTGCGGGTCGAGATTGGCGGCGGCTAATGCGGCTTCAACTTGATCGCTATCAAGGTCGATGCCGTAGGCGGGCGGGTATGAGATGAGGTCGGAGATGTTCATTATAATGAGCTATCTCCCCTCACGCGGAAGCTGTGGTTAGTCGCCGCGTGGGGGGGGTGTTTGTTTAGTAGTCACCTGCTGCCGTGTTTGCTGTGCGTATACACAGCCGTTTCATCGCTTCGCTTTTTGCGCTGCATACCTCGCAGCGAAACTCATAATTTTTTTCGCAAAGGGCAACAACGTTTTTATTACGTTGCGCACATTCGGGTAATTGTGTTGCGTCAAATTTGACGCTGATAGTGGTAGTCATCTTGGTTAGTCCTCAATCTACAGCGCAAACTTTGGTTTGCTGGTAATTGCCAAAATTTCACGCGCTTGCTCTGGCGTTGCGGTTTTTATGTCGAAGCAATCCTTAGCCCACAGAGCATCTTCAATAATCTTCAATTCAACGCGGACAACTTTCTTTCTTGCAACCTCGGCTGGGGTCATTACTGACAAACCTTGTTCGGCCAAATTTGATTTAGACCATAACTCGGTTTTTTCGATTTCCAAATTTCGCT